CTTCTCGAGGCGAGCGCCTCCACCACCTTCTGATGTTTCTCTCCTCCAAAGGGGATCTTGAGGGAGAACATCTCTATTATCCCAGCACGAGATGGAGAGCAACGCCGAGCGTCAAACAAGCAAAGATACTACCAAGGATTATCATACTCACCAAACTGAACGACTCGCCTCCAGGAGTCACAGGGTTCCACCGAGCACCGCTCAACCGAGCGCCGCAACTCAACCTAGCGCCTGCGGCGCTCAGCTTACGGTGCAGTCTGAATGCCACTGGACCAGTCCATCTGATCGTGTTGGTAAAGCTGCAGCTTCCCATCCTCGTCCCACTCGACCCCTTTCCTGTAGTACTCCAGCCCTTCCTCCACGGCCATCGCCACCGCGTCCAGATCATCATCATGATCGACCAGAGGATATCGGGAGAATTGCGAAATCAGCTCCACCTGCGTCGCATGCATGTAGAAGGCGCCTTGTGATGCTACCTGCGCTAATGTCTGCACGATCCTGTGTCGCTTCTTCCTCATCTCCGTTACAGGGTTAATCGGCACGAAGACCCTAGTCTCCCGCATCTTCCGCTCGAGCAAATACTGTAGGGTCCTCTGATAGTTGTTCGCCTCAACTCTACAGGAGGTGGGCTTCCACTTCTGTACCAGGTTAATGAAGGTGTTCTCCGTCCAATCTGGTTGGTGCCCGCGGTTCCTCTGGATCTCGAGCACGAAGAACATCCCGCGGTAGAGGCCCACCACGGCCAGTACCTCGAAGTCCTTCTTGGAGAACATCTCGGCGATCTGCCTACCCGATGGAGGCGGAACCGGATCAATCCCGATGAAGGTTACGAGCTGAGCCTGTGGATCTAGGTTATCCCAAAACCTCGCCCACGAAGGTTTGAAATCCATTAGCTCGTCTGCAATGATGGTAACTTCTTTCTCCCGCATCCAGAGCATCACCTGGCCTCTGGCAACGTGGGCTTGCTTCTCTGCCAGGAGTGTCTCTGTGGGGAACCTCGAGGGCCAGCTACTTTCCCCGTTGGGGAGAAAGCAACCGTAGGACCTATTTGCCCAGGTCGGATCCTTCTCGCACTGCGATACGAGGTCCCCATCAATGAACGGCGTTTGCGACAGCACCATCATAGCCTCGGGACATTCTGTCCTGGGCGCAAGGCTCTGGGCCAGCGCAGAGAAAAATCTTTCCTCCGTCCTCTCTCTCTGCTCATCTGATGCAGTGTTCTCCTCATCGCACGGATCATCTACTACAATCAGGTCAGGCCGGTAATCATCTATATTCAACCCTCGAGTTTGTCCAGTAATTCCCAGGGCAACTATAGCACAAGACTGCTGAAGTGCCCTCGAGTATATCTCAATCCACTCATCTGTCCACTTGCTCCCCGGTTCTACCCCATAGACCGAGCGCAGCAGTTCATTCTCCTCCACCTGCTTCTTAATCCACCTCACCGACTGAATACTATGCCGCTGCGAAACCGAGACAAAAATACAAGTTCTCGAGATCCCGTACACGGCCCTCTTGAGGGTGAAGGTGCGTAAGCGGGTTGTCTTCGCTGACCCTCTGAACATTTTGAGGGCGACGAATTGGTACTTGTGCGACTCGAGGAGCCTCCAAACATCCTGGTCGAAGACCGGAAAGTCCTGTCTGAAGGTTTTGGGGAAGAAGGTGGTGCAGAATAGCTGCGGATTCAGGGCACACAGCTCGACCAGCTCCTCAACATCAACCTGGTTCGTCCGAGCCTCCCGAGCGTCAGGACCTGTGCTCAACCGAGCGCCCTCGGCGCTTGGCTTAGGTGCTGCCGAGAGGGCCTGTAGGACCGCCAGTCCTGGGTTTGTCCTCTGCCAGTACGATGAGGCTGAGCCCGGTGAATCCTGCATCTAGCGGGTTCCGCACAGCGATGGGGTCTTCCGGTAGCTGATCGAGCAGCTCTGCTGCTGGGTAGTAGGCAGAAATGATGAGGTCTCGAACTCGCGCAGCTGGCATTGCCTTGCGAAGCAGAGGTCCGTATACATGCCGCAGCTGCCACCACGACCTGAGACTGACATTGAGTTTGATCTCAACCAGGATAAGTGAATGCTGACAGAGGATGATTGCATCAGGATGCAGAGCACCTGATTCTCCGTCAGCCATTTCGTATCTGAGTCTTGCATCATCTATCACCCTTTCCCCGAGACCTCGCTTGAGCCACCCTAGAATCTGCTCTTCATACAACCTCCCACGAATTCTCTTCGGCGCAGTTGGCATCTGCGGCCGGTGCTTCGAGCGCTGGAACTGGACCCGTTTGAGCTTCGTCAGCAGCAGGCTTTGATGGGACGTCACTGGCCTCGTAGCTGGTTCGCTGGAGTTCCCTTGCCCTGGCCAGCTGGTCTCCGTTGACGTGGACATGTAGATGCCGTTGCGGCTCCTCTCCTCGATGCTGACTGCCATAACCGATTGCTCCGAGCAACGTGGGTGCTGCTCCCAGTACAAATTTCTCCGATGCCTGCCCGCCTTTGAACCTCCTATCCATATCCTCCAGCATCCGATGGGTAACGCTGTATAGCCTCTCTTCCATCGCCCCTACGACTCTGGCCCTGTGGGCCTCTTGGTGCTGTCGGAGCTCCAGCTGAAACATGTCCGACCTGACCACCCTCTGAACCCAAACCGTGGTGTACCCGAGCGCTTGCGCTATCTCCGTGATGGGCTTGTGCGGATTGGCCAGGACATACGTCAGTATCTCGTGATGGCGCCGGCCGACCGAGGTGACCGATGTCACCGCCTTCTGCGAGGAAAGCGGTCTGCCCTCCGTCGCCGTTATGGGAACTGCCTTCACTCCGGGTAGCATCTCTTTCCTCCGGCTTCCGCTTACCTCGTCTGCCGCCAGATGGACTTGTTCGCCTCTTCCAGGTTCCCGATATGCACCGACATGTTCTTCGTCTGCTCCTGCAATCTTGCCGTATAATCCTCTAGCGAATTAACCGATCCTCCTAAAGCATTCGTCACCGCCGTTAATCCTGCAATATCACGCCCCAGCCCTGCTACTTCAATCTGGTTCGCTTTCGATTGCGCCAGATATTCCACCACTCCTGCCAGCTTCACCAGCGTCGCTGCATCCGCCTTGTTATCTATATCCGCCCTCATGTTGAAAACGTACCAGGCGACAGTTCCGAGCTGAAAAATAAAGGCCAGCCAAACCGGGGCATTCCCGTTCAGCTTTCCCAGCAACCCCCTTCTCTCCTCCCCCATATATTCCTCCGACCTTCGTTGCCTTCTCTCTGGTCCGCGATAGGGAGGCATCTAAGTTTCCGCAGAAAGGGTTGCGAAGCTTAGCTTTGCGTAGCAAGACGTAATCCCGAAAGAACCCCGTCCCGATTATTATAAGAGAGGTCACGAGGCGGTGCAATAGGAAAATGAATTCGGGAATACGCTAAGACCCAAAAACCTCCAAACTCCCCCGTGTGGCCACAGATGACGGACCGACCGCCCGCCTGGGGAGGATGCCCTGCCCGAGCGGACAAAGGAAAGGCCGAGAACCTTTCGGCGCTCGGCCCCGCCTTGCGGCAGATGCGACAACTTGTCGCAGGTTACTCCGGGATCAGGGCTCCCAAGTCATCGCCGGTCTGGCCGCGAGCCTCGCGGATTGCGGCGACGGCCACGGTGATGTCAGGGCGCCGGCGGTACTTCGCGACCTCCTTGGCGTCGAGCCCGTTGATGTACGCCTCGACCTTCGCCCGCTCGCGAACCACGCCGGCCTTGGCGAATACTGCCATGGTGGCCTCGACCAGGATGGAGCGATCGATCTCGCGGCCGGCCGACCAGTCGCCGTTCACGAGCGGCGCGTTGCGGGCCTTGACCATCTCAACGGGATCGCCACCATCGGCGCCGATGCCAGAGATTTCGTCACCGAGCACCTGCCCAAGCCCGTGAAGCGCAAGATGGGTCACAATGGCCTTGGGGTAGTCGGAGAGGCTGAACACCAGGGTATCGTTGACGGTCGGATTGCCTTCGCTGTCCTTCTCGCCGAGGAACACCAGGGTAAGAGACCTGGCGTTGGCGTCGATCACCTTCGAGAGGCGACGGGTACGGGTTGCCATTTGGGTATTCCGATTTCGGATCGGACCCAATGTCCGATCACCATCGGGACCATACGATAAGCGAGATGTCATGTCAAGAATTATTTTCGGGATGGAGCTAGGTTCTGTCTCACGCGCGCGTTCTTCTTCTTGGGGCCGGGATCGGGTCGAATGGCGATTGCCGGGCCACCGGGCACCGTGGACGCGATCGGCCGGGTTCCGGCCACCACCATGCCCATCGGCGCCGACATCGCCCACGGCCACGTATGGCCCGGCAAACGATACGTGGTCTTTTCCGCACCTCCCTCCCCATCCCCAAAACAACAACAAAGCTACTTCCCCACCTCTAAAACAACAATAAACCTACCGAAATGTAGAATACGTGATGTTGCAGCTATGTCGAACCACGCATTGCCGCATATCGTGTTACCCTAATATCCCCTATGGTTACCCTAATATCCCCTCTGTTCCTATGATTTTCCATTTTACGCCCCCCTCACCCCCCGGACCTTACCCCCCCTTACCTTAAAAAAAAAATTATACATATAGGTATTGTAAGATAGGGTGAGATAAGGTCCGAGATGGGGACCCAAAATCGATCGACATAGGGACACAGGGGACTTTAGGGTGATATTAGGGGACATTAGGGAAACATAGGGAACATGTAGGGGAAATTGGGCATGGTGCGACAAAATGTCGCATATTCCCATGCGGCAACACGTGATAACATCGCTTTGCCTTCGGCAATAAGCAAACGGAGATGCTTCATGCTTTCCCAACGCCACACGCCTGAGCACGAAGTGCTCGGTTGAGGATGGAGAATGACAATGCACGAAAGGGATCACTCAAAGGATCGCGGTTTCCTGGCCAGTGAAATGGGTCATGGCTTCTGGCCGACTCCATCAACATGTCGGCACCGACGCCTGTGCCGAGGCGGGAGGGTGACTTCATGATAACTCCTTTTCAAGACGCAGCTCGCGGGTGGGCATTCGCTGACGCAGCAGGCCTAAAGCAGCGCATCGCTCGGGCAGGGCCTCTAGCCTCCAACGAGATCGAACAGAATGTGCTCCGAGTCATGAAGGAATGCCTTGCCGAGATGGAGCCCTCAGCCTCGCAACCAGCGCTCGAACCGATGCAGGTCATACCAGGCAGAAACTCCATGACGGTGATCCTGCAATCGGGCGAACGGGTCCTCGTCTGCTCGCCGCAGCAGCTCTGGCACGTCCTTCAGACCGGGAAAGCGCCCCAAAGAGTCGAGCGGTTGGTAGGCGCTAGGCCGAGCCCACAGTTCGACGACGGGAAGATCACCAAACTGCGGCCCGGGATGAGAGGAGTTAGCCGCGTCACAGGCCGAGCCTTGCACAAGGACCTAGCCGACCTCATACCGGAATAGCAGCTATGAGCAGCATGAGCTCCGGCAAGATGCCTCCCAACGTCGAGGTCGTCTATTCTCCCAGCGGCTATCGCTGGATCTATGATCCTTATGCGCATCCCGCTCGACGTTGGACCTGTACAGGCTTTCGGACCTATTCCCCAACGGAGCTTCAACCCTACGCGGAGCTCTCTGAGGACGAACACGAATTGGAGCCCGAGGGCGAGGGCTTCGGCGGTGGGCTTGAGCCATGATCCTCACCGATCGCGAGATCCGTGCGCTGCGCTGTATCGACCAAGCCTTGACGGTGGCCAATCAATCTGCCTTGGGGAGACAAGTAATGCCGACCTCTTTCCATCCCAACTGCGTCCGAACCCGAGAGATCCTCTCCCGTCTGCGCCAGCTCACCAACAAGAGTACCAATCCGTGGTTCCTCACCCCAAATGGCTTCATTCGCCGAGTCCTCCACATTGATGGGTCTCCTCCTCTCTGCCAATGCCCGATCACTGCAGTTTGTGATCCGCTTGGCCTCTTGAACCTCGAGACCTGCCAGTGGGGCTACGCAGCAAGACACCTAGGTCGACGGCCCAAAGGGCTCAGGCCCTTCATCAACGCCGCCGACAACTACCCGCCCTATTCACTCAAGCTGCGATGGGAGATCCTCTTAGCTTGCCGTCTGCCTCTTCCCTCCAACGACGAAGCGCTCGGTTGAGTTGCCTAAGAAGGACCAACGCAGATGTCTCACATCTTCATCCCAACCAAACACTCCAACACCCTCAAACGGAAGCAGACAGATATCGTCCTAGGAACGGCTATCAGGACAGGTCAGAGGTTCGGCTGGACCTACCGCAACTTGGCCAGCAGTGTGAACTACGGATTTGTTCTGCCTGACGCCTTCCTCACAGAAGAGGAGGACCTCGAGCACGACAGCAACCTGTTGCGCACGCAAGACGAAGAGGAGGACATCTGATGACCTTCAGCGAGCGGCTCACGCCAGAGGTCATCGTGCAGGTGAGAGAGATCCTACCCAAAGTGTGGGAACCAGCAGAGCAGGGTTTATTGCGGCAGGTAGTCGCTGACCTGCTGGCTGAGCGGGACGCCAACAAGGCCGAGATCGACCAACCCAGAAAGGGAAAGCAAGTGACCAGAAGCTGGACAATCCAAGATCCGAACCCCGAGCTGCAGGCCGAAGGCATCGACTCCTCCGGCTGGGTTCACATCATCGAGCCCCTCTCGGAGGAAGAGCTCGTCCCCTGGAAGACCATAGGAGCTGCTTACGGAGGTACCTACGAGCAGAACCTCTCCAACGCCAAGCTCATGGCAGCAGCACCCTCCATGTACAACTTCCTGCGCCGTCTTCGAGCTAATGTCCCCTTTGGGGAGCTAAGGAAGGATCTCGACAGGCTTATCTCTAACCTAAGCGACCTCTAGCTCAAGCGCCATAGGCGCTCGGTCTTATATCACACCCGAGAGCAAAGGAGTAGCTCTGATGTACGTTCGTCCCGACTTCAAGTCGAAGAAAGACCTGAAGGACGCGGTCAAGGCCCGAGCCCTGGTCACAGTCTATGCTCCTGGCCTCGGCACTCCCGTCCTGAACGGGAAGGAGTATGTTTGTGGCCCTCACTCCCCCCGACCGCACACCTGGTACGCTACAGTCCTCGTGCTCGATGGTCGAGTTACGAAGGTCATCTCGTGATCTGAGCACGTAAGTGCTCGGTAATGGGCAATCTCTACAGGAGTACCCACCATGTCTACCTTCGCCATGTTCGTCCTAGTGCTAGTGTTCTCCAACGGCGATGAGGTGATCGGCCCGAAGCCGGTTACCTACGAGGTGTGCCGCGCGACGGTCGAGCAGCTCTACTCCGGCCGCATCGCCTTTTTCGACCGCACGGGTCATCCACAGACCGTCGTCGAGGCCGCTTGTGTTCTGGAGATCAATCTCTAACCTAAGCGCCAACGGCGCTCGGTTGAGCTGCGCACCCTTTGAACCAGGAGAAAAGAAAGTGCGTACCCTGCGGAAAGGTGAGCTGATCGTCGCCACAAGCTGCCTCTACTACGGCGAGGATCACTCGGTCGATGGAACCTACAGGGTAATGGAGGACTTCAATCCTGCCACCCTTCTCAAGGAGAACTATGAGCAGCAACTGCAAGGACGTGAGTGGTTCGATGTAGAGAGCTTCTTCAAATACCTCTGCCTGCGCGGCCTGCTAGAGCCGCTCCCCTGCGCAGTGATGCTGTTCAACACTTACGACAACGTCGAGATGAGCTTGTTCGACCACACCCTTGAGGGAGACAACACATGAGATACTCATGCTACAACTCAAGCTCCCCCGGTTCCCGCAACATCTCTATCTTCCTCGGGGACACGGAGCTCAAGGAGCTCGGCAATCCGGCTCGGCTCGACGTGGTTAAGGTGGAGGATCGCCTTCTCCTCTCTCCCTCCTCCACGGGAAAGCTCGTCAACAAAGGTGAGGGTCACTACAGGGGATCGGACCGACTTGACCTGCCAGCGTGCGGGATCACAGAGATCCGAGACGTCCACTACGACACCAAGACGCACACCATTTCCATCCCGATCCTCTCCGAAGCTCGGATCCAGAGGAAGGTGAAGGAGCATTACACCTTCGATGATCTCCGAGCCACTGCCCGACGGCTCGAGACCATCGCAGCGGACATGGGGGTCGAGATCGATATCCTCGACGGCAAGATCATCATCAAGCTCTAACCAGAGCGCCAGGAGCGAACCATGACTGACCGCAACATTCCTGCCCTTACCAAGATGAGGGATACGCTGCTTCGAGGGGAGTACCCCCAGTTCGACATGAAACACTACACTAAGTGCTTCCTCGGACTTGCGTTGTACTGCAACCTCACACTTGACTGGCTCGGAGAGCTCCCGCAAGGCGAGCTCATTACTCTGATCTGTCCCAAAGATTGGGAGACGGATCCTCGGTACGATCGTGTGCTTGCAGCCATCGCTCTCGACCGCGTCATCTCTGGCGAGCCCATCGACGAGAGGATCTGGAGAGAACCGGCTCCCGATCTCGATGACATGGAGAAGGACAAGCTCAGCGACATGCAGACCTGAACAAGTTGGGAATGCGTGGTTCGACCCATGAAAAAGACCACGCATTCCCCACTTCACCTCCAACGGAGCCCTCATCTCATGCCTGTAATGTTCTGTGAATGGTACGCCCTGATCGAGTGGAACCTTGGCGAGCCAACCGAGCACAAAGCCACCACCAATGCTGAAGACGCTCTCGTCGAGGCCGACGAGTGGCGCAGGGAATTGACCTTCACCGTGGCCAGAGATACCACCGGCGACGTCTATCCTACGCGGATCGCCATCGTGCTCCGCGACTTCCACACCGAGGAGATCATCTGATGTCCAACCTCGCCATCTTCGATCCCATACACCCGAAGCTCATCGACAAGGTCAAGAACACTCTCCGAACCTCCTACGCCGACTGGATCTCTTCTGGTCCTGGTATGAAGGACGACTTCGTCACCTATCAAGCCAAGGCAGTCATCACTACTGTCATGCACCACCTTCTAATCGGAGTCGAAAAGTGAAGAAACGTCCAGGGCTATCGGCGCAGGAGTTCCAGATGCTTGTCGCTGTTGGGCTGGAGAAGCGAACCGTCCTCGTGCCCTTCCCCAGCGAGGCAGCAGCCATTGCTGCGCGAGCTAAGTTCTACATCTCACGGAAGTACCATATGGCCCAGCATCCCGAGGACGCTGTCTGGATGGACCCCGTGACTCTTTGCCTACGCCAAGGGAAGGATGGAGGTTGGTTCCTCCGGTTCGAGCATCAAGATGAGACCCTTCTGGAGGAGCTCTACGCTACTGCTCTCAACAACACAGCTCCGCCTATTCAGAAGTCTCCACTGAAGATGAAGACGGCAGAGGAAATCGACAGCACCTTCCAACCTCCAGGGTACAAGGCGTTCGAGCAGCTCTACGGCACAGCGGATGAGAAGGAGGAGAAGGAAGATACCTGAAATATTTCACTTGACATCCGTGCGGAAATGCGTTATGTTTATCGTCCCCAATCGGACCGCGCGTCGCTCGGAGCCAAGCGGCACGCGGGCTGTACCCATAGGCTCCCGGAAGAGATAAAGATGCTCCGGCAATGGCTAAGCCGTCAGCAGTGGCGGCATACCCAACGCAAGCCTGAGATATTCGCTCCGGCAGCGCCAGTAATGGACCGCCGTGCCTTCCTGCACAGCGCGTCCACGCTTGCTGTTGGTGCGGTGGTCTACGCTTATCTCCCAGGCGAGGCCCAGGCGCTCACCGTCAGTGACGTGATCAGTGTAGTCACTGCAGTCATCACAGCGGCGATCGGCGCGACCGGTTTTGGCATGATCGCACTCGGGCTGGCCGGAGCAGCGATCGGTCTCGCCTTTACTGAGTGGTCCGACTACCAGGGCCAGGGCGAGTTGCCGATCTATGCGGACACCAGGATCGGCTACCTCTCGGGCAGCGGCGGCCAGTCGATGTTCCCGATTACCGTCAGCCAATTCGCCGCTCGTCACGGGATCACGTCCGCCACAGCGATCGGGATCTTCAAGAAGTATCAAGTCCTGTTCGACGCTACTGGCCCGTGGGGCAACATCCTCGGCAACAACTACCGACTGTTCGGCGGCGCGAACGACAGTCTCGCTGGCTACCTATGGGCCAAGACCAGCCGCAACAAGCGCAAGTTCCAGAAGAGCCTGAAGGCCTACATTGCGGCGTTCCTTGGCGAGATGCGTAGCAGTGACAGCGAAGGCATCCGGTTGACTGCGGATGACTTCGTCGACGCAAACGGCAACCCAACTGCAAACGGCGGCACCGCGACCAGCGACGGTGTCGAGGTCACGGCCGGTCAGACGGCGTTCTGGCCCACGCTACGGGCCTCGGCCTTCGGCATCGCCAGCAGCCGCGAGCCCGCGCTCAAGGCGGTGTGCAAGTGGTGCGGCGCCAACAGCTACCCCGCCTTCGGGAGATCCAAGCGAGTACGCCACGCCTCGAAGTCCGGGCTAACGCTCGGCGCACGCCCATCGCAGACTACCTCTGCCGGGCTCGGCAACGGCTCGGGCAAGTGGAACTTCGACGGGCTCTACACCGCGAGCGAGGCGACCTACCAGCTTGCCCGGCTGATCCCAGGCGCAAGCGCAGATAACGTCGCTCGTTGGGGCGCTGAGTTCACGAAAAGGGACGGGCTGATCCAGATCGGCTCGCCGCATTCTCTTCTCCGCCTGTGGCGCCTTTATGAGCTGTTCCGCAAACACGGGTTCAATGAGCGGTTGATCCGTGAGGGGATGCGGAAATGGCTGATCGAAGAGCACGGCTGGGGACCATCGCATCCCGAACTCAGTGCCGAGGCGCTGGATGATAGCCTGCGGCGCCTCATGGATGGTGAGGCCACGAACTCGGGGCTGCGCCAAGTTATCGGGCTCGACCTGTTGGAACGCATGCGCGATGATCCTAATCGTCCGTGCAAAATTCCTCAGGCCGCCTTCTCAATCATGAAGGATGAGGATAACCTCGCCGCGTTCAAGGATGTCATGTCGATCTGGGGCCTCTGGCGGGTCAGCACGACGCACGGGTACGAGCTGGACGTGGAGCCACCTCATATCAACATCATCCGAACCATCAAGTACACCTGAGATGTCGCACCCCTCTAAGGGAGGAAGGCTATGTACTTCAACCTCAACGGACGGAGGATAACCATCGTGACCAACCCTGACCAGCCGATCGAGGAGACCATCGAAGACATCTGCGAAGACTGTGGAGAAGTGATCGCCGCCGACGGAACCTGCGGCTGTGACCCCGATGAGGAGGACGACGAGGAGGAGGAGGAGGAATGATCCTTCTATTCTTCCTGGGCGTCTGCACCTTCTACTTCATCGTCGCAGTCGCCCTAGTTCAACTCGCGCAACGAGCTGACTGACAACCATGCTAGACCTCGATGATACCGAGCGACGCCGGGTCTTGTGTATCATGGCAGCAACGACGCTGATCATGAAGTATTGCGTAGATAACCTACCCGGCATCGGTCAAGGCGGCATTCCCCACCATGTATGGGAGCGTGTCGCTGATGAGGCTCGGACCATCATCGAGCTCTGCGAAAAGCGTACGCCGCAGACGGAGGGAAAAACAAATGAGACTTGACCTGCTGTTCTCTGTAGCAGTTGCCTTCATCTGCGGCGTACTTGTAACTGCCTACACATGTGGAGCACCGCAACGATGTCCCTCAATACTGTTCGGATTGCAGCTGCCTTTGCTGCAGTCCTCCTCTCCTGCACCTTCAGCCCATCCGCACTAGGAGCGAAGTGGGTGACAGGACCCGGTGTTCAGTACTACTCCAATGACGTCTTTCGGAACCAGCTCTCTTCATCAGAGGTCGTATCCTTCCCGCGCGGTTGCGACGAGGATGAGTGCGACTTCACCATCCACCTGGACAAGTTCACCGACGGCTCCTGCCACGTCCTCGATAAGCCTCTGCTGTCCTTCAACTGCGAGTATCGAGCCTGCATCTTGTGGGCCGAGTTCCATTCGCTACCGCGAACTGCTGCCGGTCGGGACGGAGAGGGAGTACACCGCTTGAACCTCGCTCCGATCGGCAATGTGGACCTGACTCTCGACTACGCCCTCCCCTTCATCCAAACGGACGAGGGTAGAGAGGCGACATGGATCTTGCGGAACTACTCGAAGCTCCGCATTCTCTCATGGGAGATCGAAGTCACCACGAACACCTGCCGAGCCGGCTTCCAAGCCCTCTACGTGAGGGACAGCAAGACAGCCAACCGCCGCGGCCTCACCCTTCCATTCCTTCCGGAGGACTAGTCATGATCGGTCTCCTGCTAGCCGGGTTCGTGATCTTCGTAGCTGTTCACTGGTTCATCGCCGATGAGCAGATGAAGCGTCTGTGTCTCCTTGGCGCCGCTGTCTGTGTGCTCATCTTCATCATCCTGCTCGTCCTGAATGTTGCCGGAGTTGCTACTCCGGTCACGCTCTGGCCAAGGTAGAAGGAGAACCAAGGTGCCTACCGAGCGCTGGACCATCACGGTCCCATCTGACCTCGCTGCAAAGGTCGAACTTCTCACCTTCGACCCGCTCGTGGGCCGACCTGAGTACGGCGCTCGGGCCGAGATCATTACAAGAGCTCTGCAAAAGTACGTAGAGCAGCTCTGCCAGCCAGAGGACGGCGATGTAATCGAGACCCGCATCGCTGTCCTCTCTCGTGGCATCACTCGTCTACTTGTCTACCCGGGCAAGCTGCACATACCCGAGCTCAATGTGCAGCTGTCCCCCGATGATCTCCGCATGCTCCGTCAGGAGTTTGAGATCATCCTCAGGAACATGAACCGAGCTCGTCAAAAGGAGAAAGCACTTGCCTGAGCAACTCAGTCCGTTCGAGGAGGTGATGTCGCTGCGTGCGCGCATCCTCGCTGGGGAAGAGATCTCACTCGAAGAGCTTCGCGCTGGCCTGGACGCAGCTCGTCTGGCCCGGTCTGCAGCGAGCGCTCTCACGCAGAAGGGCTCGGAGAAGCGCAAGTACAGCTCTTCTCGTGCGATCAATCTTGCCGACCTCATTCCGGAATAGCTCGATGTTTCCGGAAACCATCTCCAACTCCAAGCTCGAGGATGCTCTCTGCTTGATCAAGTTCAGGCAGAAGTACATCGACAGGATCAGACCCGTCGGCAAGTCAGTCCACCTCACCACAGGTGCTGCCTTCGCCGCGGGTCTAGCTGGCACTCGAACCGCCTTCTTCATGAACGGGAAAGCGGAGGAGGCTGCCATTAACGAGGGCTTGAGGGACCTGCTGAAAGCTTGGGACATCGAGGAGGACATTACCAGAGGGAAGAAGAACCTCTTCTCCACCATCGACGCGCTCCATGTATACTTCCAGCGGTTCCCTCTCGGCTCCGACCCCATCCCTCTCATCCTCGGCCAGACAACGGTGGAGTTCGACTTCGCTCTTCCTCTCCCCGTTACGCACCCCGATACTGGCCAGCCCATTCTCTATTCCGGTCGGTGTGACATGATCGGCGGGAACAAGGGCGCCCCTCAACATCTCTTCATCGTAGACGAGAAGACCACGTCTTACCTAGGAGACAGCTGGGCACAGAAGATGCTGTTGAAGGGACAGCTCATGGGCTACGTGTGGGCAGGAAGGGAGCACGGGTTTCCGATCCTCGCTGCCTTCGTCCGCGGCATAGCTTTCCGCACCAACGATGGCTTCGACATGCCGGAGGTACCTCTTTGGTACAAGGATTTCCATATTGAGAGGTGGTACAATTCCACCGTCTCCAAGGTTAAGCATTTGGTCCGAGCCTACCAGGAGAATGATTGGCCCTACGATTTCAGCACCGCTTGCACGCAATTCAACTCTATCTGCCCCTACTACAGCAGGTGCCTTGCCAAGAACCCCGAAGAGATCGACGGCTTTGCTGTCTCTGACAAGGTCAGACCAATGGAGAACTGGTGATGCAAACCGTGATGATCGAGTCACCCTACACCGGCAGTCCGATCAACCGCCCCTACCTACACCTCTGTGTCTATGACAGCCTGCTCCGAGGCGAGGCCCCATTTGCTTCGCATGGCTTCTACACCTGGTACTTGGATGACCTGCTGGAAGAGGAGCGCAAGCTCGGGATGGAGTGCGGCTGGGCCTGGCAAGCCTCCGATCTGGTGAAGCAGGTCTTCTACGTCGACCTCGGCATGAGCAAGGGTATGCAAGAAGCCTTTAACAAGCTCGATGCTCTGTTCCGCAACCTTGAAAAGGAGTTCGACAAACCCATCAAATATTTCTTGGAGCGTATCCCGCATGCTATCTTGATGGACGACGTTCTCACTAAAATGCTCATGCGATGCGTGGCTCATGAGCTGCACGGGCGACAGCTGAAGCTTCGCATCAACCACGTCCGCTTTGTCATCAACAACTGTCAAGACCTCATCGTTCCTGGCCCAATAGGCTACGACATCATGTGGACGCCGCCCAAGCAATGACCCCTTCCCTCCCATTCACCCAAGTCTGGGAGCTGCACGGTAACGTGAACTCCTGGCAGGAGCATCCACAGACATGGCTCCTGGGGAAGAGACCAGCCGCTCACTCTCTCGCATTCTTCTGTCCTACGTGTGGCGATATCTGGGCCAAGGTCAAGTTCTGTCCTGCCTCTCCCGAGGCCATTGTCTGCTCCTGGCAAACAATCTACCGTCGATGCGAGCGGCATGGAGATGGCAGCCTCTGGGTGGAGGATAGGAAGATCCTCTTGACTCGCCTACTCTTAATCCGTGAGCTTAACCTTCTCGCAAGGGAACTCTCTCCATGTCACCACTCCCTGGACCCAAGGTTGTCATCTCCGGCGACGCCGGAACCGGCAAGACCCATTGTCTCAGAACCTTGGTCGACGCAGGAGTCAAACCCTGTGTGCTATTCCTCGACCAATCTCAAACAATTCTTGCCGACCTGAAAGAGGTCGCCTGGCATTCTCTCGTAGCCAGAGGCCCAAGCTGGACAGCCATGGCCGATTACGCTGACAAAGTCAACACCATGTCGATGGAAGGCCTGGCTAAGATCCAAGATCCAGCTCGGAATGAATATTCTCAAGCCATCGAGATGTTCAAAACCCTCTCCAACTTTATCGACGACAGAACCGGGGAATGCTTGGGCGAGGTGGACAAATGGGGTCCTGGTCGAGCCCTCTGCATTGACCACCTCACCATTACCAATTATCTGTTCCTCGGCCTGGTAACCGGAGGTCGAAGCATCCGCTCCATTCCCGAGTGGGGCGTAGCGATGGAGCAGCAGATGATGTTCCTGCGGAACCTCTGCCAGCTTCAATGCTCCGTGGTTGTCCTTACCCATATCGCGCCGGAAAGGGAGGAGTCCACTGGAAACATTCTCCGCTATCCCTTAGCTCTCGGCACGAAGAACGCCCCCCAGATCCCGGCCCTGTTCGACGAGGCCCTCCACTCCGTTCGTCGTGGTGACGAGTTCTTCTGGTCCAACGTCACCACCGGTATGGCAGTGAAGAAACGAATTCTCCCCTTTAGTGACAAGCTCCTGCCGACCTTCGTCACCGTCTTTGACGAGTGGAAGGCTCGAGGTGGCGTACTGAGTGAAACCCTGATGGAGGATGACAATGTCGTGACCCTTTCCAAAACCAAGACGTGAACCTTCCCTTTCCCTTTCCTTCCTGAAGGACGTGACCAAATGAGTGTGTTCAACCCGAGCCAGTTCCTCTCAACTACCTTCCCCGGCGGCGAGAAGCTCGACACGGTTCGCATCCCTCCGCCGGAGGGGGAGTACCACGCCTCTGTCATCAAGGTCGCCGGCAGGGCGTGGAAGAACGAGGAGACCAACCAGGAGCAGCCCTACATGGACGTCTCCTGGGAGCTCGAGGACCTCGAGGGCAAGATCAAGGCGATCACCGGCCGCGACAAGAACGTCGTCGTGCAGGGAATTGCGCTGGACCTCACGCCCGAGGGCAACATCGACAGGTCGAAGGGGCAGAACGTCGGCCTCGGCCGTCTGCTCGAGGCAGTTGGACTGAACGGGAAGAAGTGGAGCCCCACGGGTCTCCAGGGTATGAGGGCCAGGGTCCTCGTCACTCACCGCTCGACTGACCAGGGGCCGATGGCTCAGATCCGAAAGGTTCTGTCGAACTCGGCCGCGTAGATCAGCTTCAACTGCGGGCAGGGGGTTCCAAGGAAAGGGGCTCCCTGCCCTTTCAATCTGGGGAGACAGCTACAATGTTGCGCGGCTTCATGAAGTTCGACGAAGGTAACCTGATCTACGAGCGGCAGCCAGACGAGTGCCTCTGCGTGCTGAACCACAGGGAGATCGGAGATCTCGGCCGCAACGGCGGTTATGCACTCGTTGAGGAATTGAAACAGTTCGTTCGAGAAACTCAGGACTATATTGAGGTCGACGGGTTCACCTACCATGGAACGCTCCAGGGTATCGAGCACCTTCGGCAACTCCTCCGAGGTAAGGTTTAGGTCAGATGCAGTTCATTCACGTTGACAGGATCCAGGTCGGCGAACGCATCCGCAAGGTACACATGGAGGAGAATGTCTCCGACCTCGCCGAGTCCATCCTTCTCCTCGGTCTCCTCCATCCCATTGTGATCAGGTGGAAGGACGACCTTCCTCATCTGGTCGCCGGTGAGACTCGGCTCAAGGCCATCACGAAGATCTACATGGAGCAGCCAGGAAAGAGGATCCTCTGTAACGGGCTCGAGGTTCCCCTGGGCTTCCTCCCTATCACAGACCTGGCCGAGATGTCCGAGGACCTCGTCCTCGAGGCGGAGCTGGATGAGAACATCAGAAGGGCTGATTTACCTTGGCAAGATCAGGTGGCAGCCAGGGCCAGGCTCGCTCGGCTCCGCCTCAGCCAGGGCAAGACCCTCACCGCTATTGCGGAAGAGATCGGGATTGATAACACTAGAACTGCTACCATCAGGGAAGCTTTGGAAATCGACCAGATCATCAAGCAGAACGAGAACATTGCTAAAGCTCCCTCCCTTCGGCAAGCTAAGCGTATGATTGCCGACCAGCTCGGCAGAGAGTTTGCTCAAGCCATCACCTCTCAGCTGGTTCCCAACATCAAGCACGAGCTACATCAACAGGATGCGATTGAGTACTTGCTCACACAGACTGGTCGCTTCGACATCATCCTCACCGATCCGCCCTACGGCATCTCGGCCCACAAGATCGACGGCGATACCAGACATCGGCATGAATACAATGATAACTGGACACAAGTGAAGGGGCTTATCCGGAGGTTTGCTGAAGCAGCAACCTACGCAACGGCTCCTGAAGCCCACCTCTATATGTTCTGTGACATTCGCAGGTTCATGGACCACGTCCCTGTCTTCGACAGCCTCGGATGGAGGGTGTGGAATGTTCCTCTCATCTGGGTGAAGAACGGAGGACATTCTGCCGAAATCGACCACGGGCCATCTCGCCGGTACGAATGTATCCTCTACGCCATCAAGGGCGAGATGCGTTTAGTGCGAACTGGTCTATCCGACGTGCTCGTCCACCCGATTGAGACCAAAGTGACCTACGCTGCAGCCAAGCCAGTCTCGCTCTTCACAGACCTTCTCGAGCGATCAGCCACTCCCGGTATCTCCGTGGTGTGCGACCCTTTTTGCGGCTCGGGTCCGATCTTCCCCTCGGCTAAGATGTTCGATCTCACTGCCATCGGGGTGGACAATTCCGAGCTGGCAATCCAGTACGCTAAGAAGCGACTCGTTGAAATGGAGATGGAGCTAGTAGATGACAAGGCCTGACCAGTTCGAACTCATGCAGGCAGCGTTCGACATCCTCTCCCAGGATCTAGCCTTGGCCCTCAGACAGGCTGCCCTGGCCAAGGCGCTCGCAGCACAAAGGGATCTTGAGATCAGGGTACTAAATGCTCGGCTCGAGGAGCAGAAACAAGTCGAGGAGAGTATTCAGGACATCACGCCGGAGGAGAGCGCACAAGAGAAGGCGAAGAAATGAGTACCCGATATGTTCCTGGTGACGGTCCGGTTCCCGCCAACTTGATGCTCATTGGGGAAGCCCCAGGTGCAGAAGAGAACGATCGAGGAAAGCCCTTTGTCGGGCCAGCAGGATATCACTTGGACTTGATGTTCGGCGAGTGTGGAATTAATCGGGCAGACATCAGGATCTCCAACGCCTTCCGCTACCAACCCTACAATAATAACATCTCCCAATTCGTCACCTTCATCAAGACTCATGGGCAGCGAGAGGGTTGGCCTACCTTCATGAACGGCTATGTTAAGCCGAACATGATACAACACCTGCATGATCTGCATGATGAGGTCGAGCGGGTGCAACCGAACTGCATCGTGGCGATGGGTAGGACTGCTTACTGGGCTCTCACCGGCGAGCCGCCCAAGAAGAACCATATGCTCTCGGACCTCCGCGGTAACATCTTCTATCCGAAGATCCGAGATCGACACTACAAAGTTATTCCCACCTTCCATTCCTCCTACATCATGCAGTATGCATGGCAAGATCGCTCAATCGTGAAGCACGATCTGTCCCGTGCCCTGCATGAGTCCCTCTCCTCTGAGCTGATCCACAGACCGGCCAAGTTCTATCTCCAGCCCACATACGAGCAGACGATGTCGTTCCTCGACGAGATGTTTCTGCGGTCGGAACGGGGCGAGTTCGTCACCTTGGACCTCGAAACCCGTGGCGGCCAGATTGCTTGCTGTGGAATTGGAACTCAAGAGCGCGTCCTCACCATCCCCTTCATGGTCATAGAAGGCGATCATTCGTATTGGCCGCCGGAGGTCGAGCTTTCAATCGTCCTGCGCCTACGCGAGATCTCTACCCATCCTAATGCCCGCATCCGCGGACAGAACCTTCTCTACGATTGCCAGTATACAGCGAAGATTTGGGGCTTCGTTCCTCGTGTCCGCCACGACACCATTATCAATCATCACTGCCTCTGGCCCAATCCCAATATGAGGAACCGACTCGAGTTCCAGGGAACTCTCTACTGCCAGCAGCCTCGGTTCTGGAAAGTGGAGGGGAAGGAATGGGACTCCTCCATGTCAGAGACTCAGCTGTGGAACTACAATGCTGAGGACGTCTCGCGGACAGATGAGATTGGGAAGACCCTCGAAGACATTACGAAGCAGGTCGGACTGACGGAGCAGAACCAATTCCTTCAGGACCTCTTCGAGCCCGTCCTCTTCATGATGCTGAGGGGAGTTCGGATTGACCTCGAGCGGAAGGATCGACTGCTGAAAGAGTTCCGAGTCCACACTGCCACGTTGAAGGAGGAGATTGATTTCATCTGTAGCCATCCCCTTAATCCGAACTCTCCACAACAGCTTCAGACATTCTTCTACAATGACCTCGGCATTCGTCCCGTCACCACGAAGGTGAAGGAAGCAGACGGTTCTCGGCGAACTCGACTTACCGTGAATGACGAGGCGCTGGAGAAGATCAAGGAGAGGGAGCCGCTGGTCAGATCCCTCATTGAACGCATCCAGATCTATCGCTCGGCCAAAACCATCACAGCTAACGTCTTGGTGAAGGACATTGCGGAGGACGGAAGAGCCCGTTGCTCCTATCGCATTGACGGTACAAAGACTTTCCGGTTCTCGGCTAAGGAGGATGCATTCGGCTTCGGCTTCCAGCTGATGAACATCTCAGAGGGCGAGGACAAGGAGGCCAAGCCGATGGCCCGAGGCCTTCCGAACCTCCGTGACATGTTCATCCCTGACGAAGATTGCGAGTTCATCGAAGGAGACCTCGAGGGAGCTGACGCTAGGGTCGTCGCCTGGGAAGCCAACGATCCCTGGCTGAAGGCTCTCTTCCGAGAAGGCATTGACATTCATGAGGAAACAGGAAGGGAACTAAAACTTTCCCGCCCTCTCTCAAAGCGCGCGCGACATGCCGGTCACTATGGAGTAACAGCCGAGGGCCTCGCTAACCGGATCGGCCGTACAGTCCATGAGGCTGACCTCTTACTTCGTAAGATTTTCGAGATGTCTCCCGCCATCGGACCAGTCACCCGAAAGGGAAGTTGGCACTGGAAGATCGCTCAAGTTTGTGCCGAGGGGAACCGGACCCAGATCGGCATCCTCGAGAACATCTTCGGCTTTCGCTACCCAGTCCTCGAGAGGGGCTTCTATACCCACGGGCTCGCCTGGGTTCCCCAATCCACCATTGCCATCCTCACCAACAAGATCCTCCTGAACGTGTGGCGCCAGCTACGGCAGGAAGTTCAGTTGATGTTGCAGGTGCATGACAGCCTATTGATGCAGGCTCGTATCGAGCAGGTTGACGAAGTTCTGCCCAAGATTACGGCTGCCTCGCAGATTGTTCTTCCCTACCCCGATGATCCCCTCATTATTCCATTCAGCTTGAAGAGAAGCAAGCTATCATGGGGGGAGTGCAAAGAATGAAGAATACGTCATTGGCTCGGTGGGTCGAACCACGTATTGTCTCGGCCTGAACCTAATGTCTCGACGTCATCATGTCGACTGGATCAAAGCGTACATGGAGTATACCTCCTATCTGGAGGCGCCCGACCAGTTCCATTTCTGGACCGCTGTCTCTACCATCGCTGGCGCCCTGCGCAGAAAGGTCCGTTTCGACCAGATCCATTATCGCTGGTCACCTAACTTCTACATCATTCTCGTAGCGCCACCAGGAATAATAGCTAAGTCAACGACAGCCAACGTCGGAATTTCGCTTCTGGTCGAGCTCGAGATCCCGCTCGGCCCGAACGCCCTCACTTGGCAGAAACTCCCATCGGCTCTGGAGAATGCCCGAGTGGATGTGGTCCAGCCCGATGGTTCCTTCGATCCAATGTGCTGCCTAACTTTCTCCGCATCTGAGCTCGGCACCTTCATGGACCCTTCTGACAGAGCAATGGTAGATCTGCTGGTAGACTTATGGGACTCGAAGGACGGCGCATGGACAAAGGCCACCAAAACCCAGGGCGAGGACATGGTTATCAATCCCTGGCTCAACATTATCGCCTGTACCACACCTTCCTGGTTAGCTCAGAATTTCCCTCGCTCCCTGGTGGGCGGAGGCTTCACCTCTCGCTGTCTCTTCGTTTTCGGTGACGCCAAGCGTAAGATCGTCGCGTATCCCAGGAAGATGATGGAGAGCAATGCGAAAGACTATCATGCCCTGCGGACCAGTCTAATCGAGGACCTTGCTCAAATCTCCTCCATCAAAGGTGAATATGTCTTAACTCCAGCAGCGGAGGAATGGGGCTCCGCCTGGTACAACAAGCATTCGGTCGAGCAGCAAATCTCTTCCGACGAGTCAGGCTTCGCCGCGCGTACCCAATGTCACTCACACAAGCTGGCTATGGTCATCGCCGCCTCGCAACGAGATGAGCTGCTGATAACCCAAGAGGACCTGGAGCACGCTACAATCCTCGTGGAGGAGATTGGGGCGAATTTGCCTCGGGTCTTCCGAGCCGTCCACACAAAGGAGGATCAGATCGAGGTCGAGCAAATCTTCCGTTATGTACAAGCTGCTTCCGACAAGTCTATGACGAAGATCGACCTCTATCGCAACTTCCGGCATATGATGTCCTGGCAGAAGTTCGAAGAAGCAATCACCGCCGGGATTAACTCAGGATATCTTGAACTTCTGGCAGACGGTAACGCCCTCAACGTCAGGTACAAAGGATAACCACTGTGCACAAGAGCCACCTGTACTACCTCGCAAAGGACTGCAACGCTTGTTGCGAGTTCGGTCTGCTGTCCGAGTACCAAGGAATGACAGAGGAAGCTATAGCCACAGCGCTCAAAGTCTCCTCTCGAACCGTCTCCAACTGGAAGCGGAAGGTTCGAGACGGCAGGCTTTGCTGTGAGCACCCCGGAAACAGCAGCTGTATCAGGACCCGTTAGCTATTCGTAAGCTTTGCCAACATCTCGATAGAGACGAAGGTATTGCTTGCCCTCAGGAGCTCCTCGCTCCCGTTTCCTCTGTGCGTCCCGTCTTCTCGAATACGAAGCATACTTGTCTGCAGCGGATATCCGCAGCTTTGGATACGGGACATCCTTATTGTAGGCTCGGATGGCTTCCTCCGTGTCAGCTAGCGCTTCGCGATCTCCCGAGCTCCTTGCATGGAAGTAGTGGGTCAGCAGGATCTGTTGTCTCGTCACATAAAACTTGACCGCGTCCCGTTGCGCAAAGCTCTTCTCTTGCATCCTCGTAAGTCTGGTCGGCTTAAAGCCCATCCCCTGTGCAAATATCTCCGCCAGATGGTTCGGATCATCCACATCAAATTCGAGCAGCCGGTCGCCAAGCGTGTTCGTTGCCTCGCCTGTCGTATAGTAGCGATAGGCCCGCGTAACATCCCTACCCGCAGCAGGTAGCACCAGCTCCAAAAACTTCAACGGATCGGGATTGTCGGTAGCCATAGCTCGAAACATATTGGAAGCAAGAGCTCCTACTGCACCACCCGCTGAGGTAGTCACTTCTCCAATTAGCTCCCTTGGATCTGCCGTGCCTAATCTCAGCATCCTCGAGAACGGCTCCACCGTTGGCACTATCTTCCCCAAGGAGAGCGATCCGCTAATATCCATCTCCGGGAACCCAGACCACAACCGCTGAAGCCAGAACGAGTTCCGAGACAGTCCATGCATCATCAGCTCGGGATTCAGTCCGACCTCCTGCATGAATTCACGCAGCTCGGTCTGAGCATCATGATACGGATCTCCCCAACCAAATAGCCTCGAG